ATCCAGAAGATTATCAATTGAGAATATCTCAGCATCCCAGGAATATAAAAGAAGCATTTGATAATAGATCTGTATCAGTATTTCCTACACATCTTCTTTCTGCACAAGCTAGAAGAATAGAAGAAAAAGAATATGGATATGAATTCTTAGATATATCTACAGATGCTAATGGCAAACCAACTGTTAAAAAAAGTAATAGACAACCTATACGTGAGTTTCCTGTAAACAAAAAGACTGAAGATAAAACAGGGTGTTTGGTAGTATGGGAAAGACCTAATAAAGAAAAACCAGACTTTGGAAGTTACTATGCTTCTATTGACCCTGTAGCTGAAGGTAAAACTACAACATCAGATTCATTGTGTTCTATTTATGTAATGAAAAACTCTGTAGAAGTTACTAAAGTGACTGGAACAGAAACAGAAACTTATATAGAGCAAAGTAAAATTGTAGCAGCATGGTGCGGAAGATTTGATGATATAAAACAAACTCATCAAAGATTAGAGCTTATAATAGAATGGTATAATGCATGGACTGTAATAGAGAATAATATTTCTTTGTTTATTAACTACATGATAAGTAGAAAGAAGCAGAAGTACCTTGTACCTAAAAGTCAGATAATGTTCTTAAAAGATCTTGGTGCAAATAAAAATGTATTCCAGGAATATGGTTGGAAGAATACAGGTACTTTATTTAAATCACATCTTCTCAGTTATGGAATTGAGTTTGTTAGAGAAGAGCTTGATCAAGAAACAAAACCCGATGGAACTGTAGTTAAAACTACTTATGGAATAGAAAGAATTCCTGATCCAATGCTTATCAAAGAAATGCAAGAATATGCAGATGGAGTTAACGTGGATAGATTAGTATCATTTGTAGCACTTGTATCTTTTATGAGAATTCAAGAATCTAATAGAGGTTATACTAAACAAATCATTAGGGATGATGCTGCTAAAAAGTTGCAAAAGTCGGAAAATTTGTTTAAATTAAATAGTAGTCCGTTTACTCATATGGGTAGAAAAAATAAAAGAATGCAGGGTAAGAATCGTAAAAGATCTGCTTTTAAAAATATTAAATAGTAATTATGCAAGTATATAATGCACTTCAATTAAAAAAAGGAGCTAAAGTTGAACAGCAAAGAATAGGTGCAATTACACAACCTTTGCAATTTTTACCTCAAAAAAGAAAAGATGAAGAGTGGGCTGCTTGGAATTTAGATTGGTTAGAGTGGAATGGACTTAAACAACTTAGAAGAAATTCTAGAAGACTACTTAAAAACTATAAACTTGCAAAAGGTCACATAGATAAATCTGATTATATAGTTGAAGAAGATAATGAAACAAGAAATATTGTTGATTTATTAAATCAAGGTTCCGATGAAGGTGCAGCACTAGAGTTAAAATTTTATCCAATTATACCTAATGTAGTTAATGTGCTTGTAGCAGAGTTTGCTAAGAGATCTACTAAATTAACTTATAGAGCAGTTGACGAATTTTCATATAATGAAATGCTTGAACAAAAAAGGTTACAAGTAGAAGATGTTCTTGTAAATCAAGCCAAAGTAAAAACAATGTCTGCTATGTTAGCTCAAGGTTTAGATCCTGAATCAGAAGAAGCGCAAGAACAGTTAAATGAAGATAATTTAAAGACACTTCCAGAAATAGAAATGTATTTTAAAAAGAGCTACAGATCTATGATTGAAGAATGGGCTACTCATCAACATAAAGTAGATTCTGAAAGATTTAAAATAGAAGAGTTAGAAGAAAGAGCTTTTAGAGACATGCTTATTACAGATAGAGAGTTCTGGCATATGAGAATGATGGAGGATGATTATGAAGTAGAATTATGGAATCCTACTTTAACATTCTATCACAAGTCTCCTGATGTTAGGTATATATCTGACTGTAATTGGGTTGGTAAAACAGATATGTTGACTCCTTCTGATGTTATTGATAAATATGGTTATCTAATGGATGAAGAGCAGCTTAAAGCATTAGAAGCAATTTATCCAATAAGAGCTGCTGGTTATTCAATAGGTGGTTATCAAAATGATGGTTCCTTTTATGATGCTACTCAATCTCATGAATGGAATACTCAAAGACCTTCTTTAGCTATGAGACAATATACTAGTTTTATGGGAGATGGTGTTGTTACAGATGGAGATGATATTGTGAATAGAATACTTTCTCAAGGTGAAGATTACCAAGATGAAGGTTCTGCATATTTATTAAGAGTAACAACATGTTATTGGAAGTCTCAAAGAAAACTAGGGCATTTAACAAAGATAACTGATCAAGGAGAAGTTTTAAATGAAATAGTTACAGAAGATTATAAAATTACAGATAAGCCTATATATGATACTAGATTATTTAAGAATAAATCAAAAGAAAATCTTATACTTGGAGAACATATAGAATGGATATGGATAAATGAAGTTTGGGGTGGTGTTAAAGTAGGACCTAATATTCCTAGCTATTGGGGTATGAATAATCCTTCAGGTATGACTCCTATCTATATAGGTATAGATAAAAAAAGACCTGGTAAATTAAAATTTCAGTTTAAAGGTGATAACAATTTATATGGTTGCAAACTTCCTGTAGAAGGAGCTGTATTTTCAGATAGAAATACAAAGTCTACAGCTTTAGTTGATTTAATGAAACCTTATCAAATTGGATATAATCTGGTTAATAATCAAATAGCAGATATACTAGTAGATGAACTAGGTACAGTTGTAATGATTGATCAAAACACATTACCACAACATTCATTAGGTGAAGATTGGGGTAAGGGTAATTATGCAAAAGCTTTTGTAGCTATGAAAGATTTTCAGATTTTGCCCTTAGATACATCTATTACAAATACTGAGAATGCGTTAAACTTTCAGCATTTTCAAAAATTAGATTTAGAGCAGACTAATAGGTTAATGGGAAGAATTCAATTGGCTAATTACTTTAAACAACAAGCTTATGAAGTAATTGGTGTAAATCCTCAAAGAATGGGGCAGCAATTATCTCAGATGACTGCAACTGGTGTAGAACAAGCAGCTAGCGCTTCTTATGCGCAAACTGAAACTTACTTTATACAGCACTGTGATTACTTAATGCCAAGAGTTCACCAGATGAGAACAGATTTAGCTCAATACTATAATAGTACTAAACCATCTACAAGATTAACTTATATTACTTCTGCAGATGAAAAAGTAAATTTTGAAATTAATGGTACAGACATGCTAATGAGAGACCTTAATATATTTACTTCTACTACTGCTAATCATAGAGCTGTGTTAGAACAATTAAAACAAATGGCTCTTCAAAATAATACTACAGGTGCTAGTATATATGATCTTGGTAAAGTTGTACAATCAGATTCTATTGCAGAACTAAATGCTGCTATGAAAGATTCAGAGCAAAAGCAACAACAACAACAACAAGAACAAATGCAAGCTCAACAGCAACAACAAGAACAACAAATTCAAGCACAGCAACAACAAGAGAAGATGAAACTTGATGCCAATGCTATGGAAAAAGAAAAAGATAGACAAAAGGATATTCTTATTGCTGAGATAAGAGCTGCTGGTTATGGTTCTATGGTTGACATTGATAAAAATCAACAGTCTGATTATAAAGATGAGATGGATAATATTAGAAAAACAGAGCAGTATCAACAACAAACTCAAATTCAAAGAGAAAGAAATGCTAATGATATGTTAAAACATAGTCAAAAACTAAATATAGAAGAACAAAGAATACAGGCTCAAATGTCTATAGCAGATAAACAGCTTGAAATAGCTAAAGAAAATAAGAATAAATATGATGTTAAACCTTCAGATTCTAAGAAGAAAAAATAAGTTAGCTATATAATGCAAAATTTTTAATAAAAATTTGTAATTAATTTTAAATCTTTAAGATTTATTTTAGTATATTAAAGTAATAACCAACAAAACTGACAAATGGCAAAAGAATTAAATGAGGAAACTCAAGTACAAGACTCTACAACGGTAGAAGAAGTAGATGTAAATTTAGATGAAATGTTTGGTCAACCAGGTGCTGAAAGTGTAATGCTACCAGCAGATGAAGTTGAACCAGAACCAGAAGAAAAAAAATCAAATCTCTTCTCTAGACCAGAAGAGACTGACATAACGTTCATTGACAAGACTGAGACTACAACTGAAACTCCTGAAAAGGAAATGACTCCGCAGGAAAAGATTGATTCTACTCCTGACTCTGTAGTAGATGAAGCATTAGCTGAATTAGATGATGCAATCACTGAAGAGGAAACAGGAGACATTAAAACAGGTAGACGTAAAACAGATAAAAATGGTTTACACGAGTTAGCTGCTAAGATGATAGAGGAAGGTACTCTATTTGGATTTGATGATGATAAAGATTTAGAAGATTATTCTACTAAAGATTTTAGAGAATTGTTTGAGGCTAACTTTCAAGAAAGAGAAGCTAAGATAAGACAAGATACTCCTAAAGAATTTTTTCAATCATTGCCTTCTGAGCTTCAAGTAGCTGCAAAATATGTAGCAGATGGTGGTACGGATATGAAAGGTTTATTTAGAACTCTTTCTCATGTAGAAGAGATTATTCAACTAGATCCTAATAATGAACATCATCAAGCTGAAATTGCAAGACAATACTTAACTGCTACTAACTTTGGATCTGAAGAGGAAATTCAAGAAGAGATTGAGACTTGGGCAGATACAGAAAGGCTTTCAAAAAAAGCAAATCAATTTAAGCCAAAGTTAGATAAGATGCAAGAAAAGATAGTTGCACAAAAACTTGCAGAGCAAGAAAATAGGAAAGCTCAACAAGAAGAAGCTGCGTCAGTATACATGGATAATGTATATAACACTTTATCTCAAGGAAAGTTAGGAGATATTAAACTTGATAAAAAAGTTCAAAATCAATTATATTCTGGATTAGTACAACCTAACTATCCTTCTATATCAGGTAAGCCTACTAATTTATTAGGGCACTTGCTTGAAAAATATCAGTTTGTAGAACCAAGACATGATTTAATTGCAGAAGCTTTGTGGCTTTTATCTGATCCTAACGGATATAAAAATAAGATACAAGAACAAGGTTCAAGAAAAGCTGTTGAAAAAACAGTAAGACAATTAAAAACTGCTCAGTCACAAAAAAGTACATCTTCTAGTATACAAGAATCAGATTCTAACTCTAGAAGAAAACCAACAAGAAAACCAACAGTACAACGTAAGAACAATATGTTTAAACGTTTTTAATTAGTAAACAAATAATAAATAAATAAATAATGGCAACTCCAGTATTAAACAATGGTATCTTTCTACGGGATACAGCGTACAACGCAAGTTCACACGTAGATTCTTATCACTTGGTTAACATGTTGAAGGATGCAGAACCAATGGACTTAGGTCCTGTGGACTTATGGGCTATGTCCCAAAAAGTTGAAATGCCCCTTTATCAAATGTCTAGCTTTGGTGGAAAGAATGTAATTGAAGTAGATAATGCTCGTGGTGAGTATAAATGGCAAACTCCAGTCTCAAGAGATCTTCCTTATATTATTGAGGATATTGACACTAACCGTGCAGGAGCTCCTGGTGCTGATGGTACTACTTTCCGTATTAAACTTAGCCGAAGAGAATTTGGTCATGGTGACATCATTACTTATGATAAGTACAATGGTAGTGAACTTTATGTTACAGATGAAGATATTCTTCCTGTAGGTGATGGGTTCATTTATACTGTACAAATGGTTAATAATAATAATGCTGCAACATTTGATGTAGCTTTTTTAGCAAATGGAACTAAGTACTTTAGAAAAGGTTCTGCTAGAGGTGAGTATGGTGAAAGATTCTCTGATATTACTACAGGAACTGGTTTCCGTGAATTCTACAAC